CAATAAATTTACCTTTTGGAACTTTTAAAACTTCTGAATATTTAGCAATATTATTTAATGATAATGCTTGTTTGTTTGACATTTGCCTACTAATTGTAGCTTTGTCAATTCCAGTCATTTCAGAAAGTGTTTTAGGACTGGTAATACCTTTTTCATTTAAGATGTTTAAAAAAGCTCTATTCAAATTATGTATCTCTCTATCTTCATCTTTGTTTAACATTTTATTCATTTTTTTCTCCCTTTACCATTTATTTCTTTAAATTGATGTTAATTACCTAATTAAAAATATAGAAATTTGTATCTGATACAACAATAAAATACTAATATATCAATTTATTGTTGTAATAATAAATAAAATAAATATTCTCAGATCAATCATGGGTAAAACTGAGCCAAAAATGGTAGCTATGCACTTTTTTGTAGCTGATTGGATAAGCGGAACTCGTGATTTAAGTTGCCAACAACGAGGAATATATATTGACCTTCTTGCCTTTTCACAGTCAAAAAATGGCAAGGGCCTTAATTCTAACCTAGATGATCTTTGTCGCCTCGTGCTACCTTACGAGCCTAATCAAGATAAAGCTGAACAGTTAAGAGCAGATTTAATCTATGTCATTAATAGTAAATTTAAGAATATTGAAGGTAGATTTTTTAATATAAGGCAACACCAAGAGTTTATTAAGTCAAAAGAATTATCTGAAGCGAGAAGTTTAGCTAGAAGTAAAGTTAAAACAAAAAAAGTTGATGCAGTTTTGTTACAACAACCTGATGATTTTTCATATAAAGATAAAGATAAATATTTTTTAAATAGTTTTAATACTATGTGGAGTAATATATCTGCAAAAATTAGAATACGATCATCAAAACCTAAGTCATTAGAAAGATTTAATAAGTTAAGTGATGAGGATAAAGAAAAAGTTATAAAAACTTATCCGATCTATCACGAACAACAGGGTGAATTCACAAAATCATTAGAGAGTTGGATTTTAAATCAAATGTTTAATGAAATAGATATGCCTTTAACAAAAGATCAACAAGATGATGCTGATAAAAAAATTCGTAAATCACGATATGAATTAGCAGTAAAGCAAGGTGGACCTCTTTATTCAATGTCTATAACAGAATACAACAAGTTAAAGGAAGAATTTGGTCAAGAAGAAGAAGAAAAATAAAAAACAAAAACCATTAATCGTAGAAGAACAAAAAGATTTTGGTGGCCAAGAAATTTTAAACATTGATGGTAAGTTTATGCGTTTACCTGATTATAAAGAAATTGTAATGACTTCAGGTAGAGTTGAGTTAAAGATTAAATCAGTCTTGCATAAATATTTTTCTAACAATCAACTATGCCCAAGCGATCAAAGAATTAATGCAATAAGACATTTAGCAGGTGAAAAGCTAGAACATTTAAGCGTATGGGCAGGTATTACTAAAAGTCCGACACAAAATTGGGATAAAATAGAAGGCTTAGTCGTAGGTGGTAGGGATTTAATTAATTTATCATCTATTGATGCTCATTCTGAATTTAATAAAGCCTTACAAGAATGTAAACCACATGAAATGATAATTTATGATTTAATTGTTGAAGATAAACCTTGTGGAAGAAAAAATATGAATAGATTGCGTGAATGTCTTGATAATTTATCGAAATACTTTAATATCTCGTAGGCGTTGTTTAGATTTCTCTCTTTCCAACGCCTTTTCTTGACAAAATATTAACTTTACTCAAAATTTACAATCATTCCTCATTGTTTCCTGTTATTTACCATGACAAACGAACTGGCTTTATGTTATAAATTGTTATAGTCGAAATCTTCGGCTCAAAATTCCAAAAAAATTATGATTAATCCCTATCAAAAGCTATGGGAGTCAGCTTTAATTCGGCTTTTATTAGATAGTTTGGGATATTCTAAGCCAACATTTAATGAAACTGATAAAAAAGTGAGTTCTATAGCTAAAAATTGGTTAAAAAGTACGTCTTTTATTCATATTTGTGAATTAGCTGATAAATCACCACAATATATTTTGAAAATTTACAAAAAAATACATGACAAAATCAAAAAAGAAAAAGACTTACAACAAGATCAAGTTGCAAAATATCTCAGATTTTTACTTACATCAGAGTAATGATGATTTATGTCAATTTTTTATAGTGCGAGATGATGACGATAAACCAAATCTTGTCATGGTGTATAAGAATTTTCAAAATGAACAAGAAATATTAAATTTTATTGAAGGAATTAGGATAGCTGATACAAGCCATTTAAGTAAAACATTACATTAAGGCAACCCAAAAATATCAGATTGCCCAAAATAAACTAAATATTTAATAATATTCTACGTTAGTTCTAAATGTTATTTCACATTCAGTTTCATGACCGCTATGTTTTTCAGTATAAAATCTAATAATTTCATATAGTTCGCCTAAATCAAAAGCATAACTATTTGTATTCAATACTTTTTTTGTAATTTTAGGTTTTTTATATTTTATACGTTTTTTCTTTTTACTATCGTAATAGTCTTTTTCTGTAGTAACTGCTATTACTCTTATATCATTATAGTTAATCATAGTTTCTCTCTTTCTTGTATATCTTGTATTTCATGGTCTCTTAATTCTATGCCATGTAATTCGTTAAATTGTTCTTTTAACTTTTCAATATAATCATATTTGCTATCAGCTTCTAAATTATTAATTGAAAAAGTTATAATTATATTTGATGTATATTCTTTCACTTATCCTCGCTTTCTTCTCCAAATTCTTTTTTTATATAACAAGTATTACATAACAACTGATTGTCAAAAGTTTCTATTAATTTGCTTTCTTTCTCTAATTGTTCGCAAATATCACAAGCTATCTCGTATTCCATTTATTCCTCACTCTCTTTCTTGAGCATCTGATACAACTTAAAAGACACATAAAAGAATATAGCTAGTGATATAATGTCTATTCCGTCTAGGCCTCGTAATATCATTAAGCGACCTCGCTTTTTTTATAAAGTCTGTCATCATATTCAAAAGTCTCATAAGCCAGTAATTGAATATTATGATCTAGTGCGATTGCTTGGCCAGTGCAAGTTCTTCCCCACCAAGTTTCAAAATTAGTTTCAAGAATTGGCTCACCTTGTTTTTTTAACTTATCGATTAACCAATCAGAGCAAAGCCAATGCTCATAGACTTCTTGCATATCCTCGCCATGATCTCTAATTTCTTGAATTTCATCATCAGTTTCAACACAATGAATATCTTTTATTTGCTCGTCTGTAAGATATAAATTTTCATATTCATCATATTGAATTATCTCTTTTGAAAATAATTCACTTACTAGATAAGATTGACAATAATAGACATGATTTTCTATTAAATCACTTGCCAAGTCTTGTCTTATTGGATCACTTAGATCCTTAAATGGTATTTTTTGTTTAGTCATTTTTTTCTCTCTTTCTTTCAATACATAGGTATTGAGATAAAGGCCCTAAGACCTTTATCTAAATATCTAATCTTTTATATTTTCAAGGTAGCGAATATCTTGACGTACTTTTTTTAAAGCTTCAGTCAATGAATATAAATGAAATCTGTTTTTATATTCAATTCCTTTATCTTCAATTTCAATCTCAATACAACCATTATTGTAAGTCATAATTGAAGCAAGGTATTTACCAAAAATATAATGAGTATCGTAATCAATAGGATAATTCATATTATACCGCTTTCTTAAATCTACGATATGATCTTATTTCGTAATTATCTTCTATCGGTTCATATATCTTTGGATTAACGCCAAATTTAGATTTATACGCATTTATAAAAATATTAGCGTCACAATCTTCTTCTAAGTAAACAAATTCACCTTTAATATAAGACCATTCTGAAACATTGTTTAATATGTTTAGTTCTTTAAGTTCTTTCCTTTGAACTTCTAACCAACCATGACTAGGATCTGAATAAAAAGTATAAGTTTTATCCATTACAAACTCACTTCTTTTTGCGTAAATGTATAACCAACTTCTTTAAGTTTATTTATAGCGAATTGGCTAAATGTTTTTTGGTTTGTAATCTGGCATAAAACTATTGCCTTTTCACAGATTGGATAAACTAATCTATTTCCATAGACTGTTTTTACTTCTATTGTTAAGTTCATTTTTTTTCTCTCTTTCATATATAAATGATTATTCACATATTAAATTGTTTTGCAAGTAATAAATTGTAAAAAATGGAATTAATTGTATTTTATGGGTAATATTGAGTAATACATATTATATATACCTATGTCCATATTTTATTAATAATTTAATAAATTTTTGTTGTGATTTTTTTGGCATTTTAACAAATTCACTGGCTAAAATGTCATCTTGTGCTATATGCTCTAAAATATCTCTTTCTAGCTTGATATTTAAGGCCTCTTTATTGTTTATATGTTTCATATATATCTAGACGTAGATCATTTAAAATTATTCCAAATTCCGGCTATTTCTTCACGAAATAAATCAAATTATTAATGAAATATTATTAATTAAGTAAACAAGTAAAGAAAGATGAATAGAGAATTAGTAAGAAAGACATATAGAAGAATAAAGGTTATTTGTTTGGATATTGTTGATTTGATTGGGTTATATTGTAGGACCATTAAATTATATTTTAGCGGTAAGATATGATTTCATAAAAAACAACAAAACATTTACCAAAGCTCTTAAAGGACCAACACAATTTATTTTATTGTATAAATATATAAATTATGCGTGTTTTATGCGTGTAAATATACAAAAAGCTATATAAATCAATGCTAAGAACGTCATTGACAATTATTTCTAGCTAAAAACACAAAATTTAGTCTAAAAATATTTGCGACAACCCCCATCGCTTTTATTTTTATAATTATACTACCCATTTCAACCCAGAAACCATGTCCTAAAAGGTTTGGTGCTGGTGAGAAGAATCGAACTTCCTACTCCGTTCTTACCAAGAACGTACTCTACCAATGAGTTACACCAGCATGACGATAGACTTTACTAAATATAAAAAAGATTTACCAGAAGGTAAAATACATTCAGAACTGACTATTCTGAATTGGACACGACATCAACAAGAACAAAATAGGATCTGTCTATACTGTGATAGTTGGGGTTCTTTTGCTATACAGCCAAAAGATGCTTACAGACAGTATTACTTCCTATGTGGAGATCATTATAGTGGTAAAAAAAAAGAAAAAATCAAAAACAGTTGATGTGTTCACTTTAATGGTGAAGCACATGAACGAAAAGACACCTGTCAAACAAAACTCAGGGAGGGGTTTGGTTCAAGACAGCACAGTGGCACGAATACAGGATATATATGGTGGGGATAAGAAAGCTGATGAATGAACACCATAACCATTCCGTATAAGCCTAGAGAATTACAACAACAGGTTCATAAGAACCTAAAAAGATTTAACGTATTAGTTTGTCATAGAAGATTTGGTAAGACAGTTTTGACAGTCAATGAGCTGATTAAGAAGTGCTTACAATGTCAATTACCACGACCTCGCTATTATTATATAGCACCGACCTACAGTATGGCAAAAAGGATCGCATGGGATTACTTGAAATACTATACATCGGTCCTACCTAATATGGACTACCATGAAACAGAATTAAGAGCGGAACTACCTAATGGTGGTAGAATACAGCTACTTGGTTGTGAGAGACCACAAACCCTTAAAGGACTTTATATCGATGGTGTTGTCTTAGACGAGGTTGCCCAAATGCCTCCGAAGATGTGGACTGAAGTAATCAGACCAGCCTTATCAGATAGAGAAGGATTTATGATTGCGATTGGTACTCCGCAGGGCCATAACTCTTTCTTTGATTTGTATAATCATGGTATGCACAATGAGGGTTGGTATGCCACGAAGTTTAAAGCATCAGAGACGAAGGTAGTCAAAGAAGAAGAACTAGCCGAAGCAAAAAAATTAATGCCTCCTGAGATATACGAGGCAGAATATGAATGTAGTTTTGAAAGCTCTGCAATCGGAGCTATCTACTCACAAGGACTGAATAAAGCCGATGACGATGGCCGAGTAACAAAAGTACCTTATGATCCTACGTTAAAGGTATCTACCTTTTGGGATCTGGGAATGGCCGATAAAACCTCGATATGGTTCGTTCAGCAAAAAGGCACAGCAATACACCTTATAGACTACTTTGAAGATAGTGGTGAATCCCTAGAATATTACGCCTCAATCCTCCAAGATCGAGGATATATCTACGACACACACTACCTTCCTCATGATGCTAATGTCCGAGAAATCGGAACAGGTAAGTCACGAGTAGAGATCGCACAGAGTTTAGGTCTATCGACCAGTATTGTACCGAAGATGAGTATAGAAGATGGAATTAACGCAGTCAGAATGACGTTATCACGATGTTATTTTGATTTTGAAAAAACAAAAGATGGATTAGATGCCTTGAGACAGTATCGATGGGCGGTCAATGACAAAGGCGAAAGCAAAAATAGACCACAACACGACTGGACTTCACATAGTGCAGACGCATTTAGGTATTTATGTACTGGATTACAGGAAACAAAGAACTGGGCAACACAAATTAATTATCCGAAACTAGGAATTGTATAATGAAATTAACAAAAGAAAGATTAAAAGCACTTATATCGCAAGAGATAACAAACTCATTAGGTTTTTATGGGGGTGAATTATCTTCTCAGCGTAAAAATGCACTAAAATTTTACTTAGGAGAGCCTCTCGGTAACGAAGTAGAAGGCCAATCACAAGTAAGATCACAAGATGTACTCGAAGTAGTCGAAAGCATACTGCCTAGTATGATGAGAATCTTTACACAAGGCGAAAGTATTGTCAGATTTGAGCCTCAAAAACCTGAAGATGTCGCTTACGCAGAACAATCATCGGATTATATCAATCATATCTTTAACAAAGACAATAATGGCTACCAAATCTTGCATACAATGTTCAAAGATGCCCTTATTTCTAAAAATGGCTTTGTAAAATATTACTGGAAAAAAGATAAAGAGCAAAAACAAGAGTCTTATGAAAATTTAACCACTGCTGAGTACCAAGCAATACTTGCAGATCCTGAAATAGAGGTTGTAGAGGTTGAAGATACAGCAACTGACTTAGATATTGATAATCAAGACTTTACGGAACAGACTTATAACGTCACAGTTAAGCGTGTAAAAGAATATGGTCGTGTTTGTATTGAGAATGTAGTACCTGAAAGTATTTTAGTTAGTAAAACAGCAAACAGTTTAGAAGATTGTAACTTTATTGGACAACGAGTTTTTAAAACAAGATCAGAATTAATCAGTATGGGTTTTGACAAAAAGATTGTCAATGAACTACCAGTAGCTGATGAAGAAATTTATAACACAGAGGCTGTTACAAGAAGATCGTATGACGATGAGACGATGCCTCAAGAATATCAAAACATTGATCCTTTACTGACACGAGTATCAGTCATTGATTGCTACATGAAGTGTGATTATGATAACGATGGAATTGCAGAACTAAGACACATTGTTGTGGGTGGATCAGCACCCAATGCTTATCACATCTTAGAGAATGAACCGATAGAGCAAATACCTTTTGCGATGGTAACTGCTATCCCTATGCCACATAGGTTTTATGGTTTATCGATCTATGATTTAATTGGCGATGTGCAAGAGATTAAGACTACCCTTCTAAGGCAAACTCTTAATAACGCCTATCTACAAAATAATGCTCGTACTGTGGTTGTAGATGGACAAGCAAACATAGACGATCTCCTTACTTCGAGAGCTGGGGGGATAGTACGAGTCAAGTCTCCCAACGCAGTCACCCCCCTAGCTTCTCCTAATTTCATGAGTCAAGGATTAGCGATGTTAGACAAAGTAGATAATATTCGTGAGTCACGATCAGGCGTATCAAAAGTCCAAATGGGATTAGATGCCGATCAAATAAATAAATCACACACAACTGCAAGTAGTACCAATGTGATGATGAACGCATCGACACAACGAATAGAACTCTATGCAAGAAACTTTAGTGAAGGTATCAAAAGAATGTTTCAAGGTATCTTGACATTAGTTTGTAAGTACCAAGATCAAGAAAGAATAATTAAATTACGAAATAAATTTGTACCGATGAACCCTAGAGAGTGGGTAGATCGTTACAACGCAACAGTACAAGTTGGACTAGGTACAGGATCACAAGATCAACGACTAGAAGTATTAGGTCGTGTTCTAGCAGTACAAGAAAAACTAATCGGTGCTGGTGGTATGGGTATTGTCGATCCTCAAAAGATTTATAATACCTTAGAGAAGTATTTAGAAAATGCTGGTTATAAAGATGCAAGTCAGTTCTTTAACAATCCAGCAACAATGCCACCTCCTCCTCCTAAACCACAACAACCTGATCCTACAATACAATTAGCACAAGCAGAACAACAAAGACTAAGAGCAAAAGATCAAGCAGACTTACAATTAAAAGCAAGAAAACAACAATCAGATGAAATTTATAAAACTGAAAAAATGAATTTAGATCAACAAAAATTAGCTACTGAAATTCTAAAACAAGAAGAAGGTAAACAATTAGATAAAGAAAAATTAGCAACACAAATTTTAAAGGAAGGAATTGACTAATGGCATTTACACCATTCTTTCAAGGCACTGATGCACAAAATGTCATCAACAATTATTTAGGCACAGGAACTACAGCAACGACTCCTATGCAACTACAAGATATGAATCAATATGGTGTTTTTAGAAACCCATATTCCCCTGAAGGTTTTTATGCCAATGAAACAGATGTAAACCCTAAACCTCCCTTTACTCCACCAGTTTCAGATGAAAATGGTAATCCACAATGTGACAATGCTAATGGTTATTATTATGATGTAGTTACAAATTCTTGTAAGTTAATTGAATCACAATCATCTAATAATGATGATGATGATGGTTTTATTGACAATAGAACTGAAGATCAAAAAACTTATGATCGAATGGCAAGTGATGTTACTGATCCTTATGGTTCAAGTAACGAAATACAAAAATATTTTAATGAAGCAAAGTCAGACGCATCTGTGAGTGGTGATAAGTATTATGATTTTGATCCAAGATTAAAAATGAATACACCCTTCTTAGGTTTAAATTTATTTGCACAAGGTTTAGACGCCTTTACAGGTGGTCAAAATAGAAGAACAAATAGATTTAATACAGCAGTACAAACTATGTTAAATCAAACTGCTAACGACAAAATTTATGGTCAAGGTAATAATCCTTTTGCTTTCGGTACTATGGTTGGTGATAATACTTTAAGAATGTACTCGCCACAAAATTATTTAGATAAAGTGGGAAATCTTGCAGTAACAGGTAATCAAGGAAGCACAGTAAATGATTTACTTAATAGTATGCAGGAAGCTGAAAATAGAAGAAATGTTTATGATTCTGCTACAGGTCAAACTTTTACCCCACAAGGAGCAACAATTACTACTGACAATTCAGGACAAACTATTACTGGTAGTCCATTAAGAAAAGCAGATGGCACAAGGGATAATACTGCATATCAATCTGCTGTGGCTAAAAACATAGCAAGAAATGTAGCAAATTTTGGTGTGAGTAATTTTGACCAAAAATTAGGTGGTTTTACTCGTGGCAGATAATGAAGTTAAAAGAAGCCAACAAGCAAAAGACATATTAGAAAATGCTATCTTTGTAGAAGCAGTACAAAAAGTTAGAACAGAGTTACACAATGAGTGGTTGAACTCTGAACCAAAAGATTCAGAACAACGAGAGAACATCTTTGTCATGAGAAGAATGTTAGAAGTTGTCTTGATGCAAATACAATCAGTTATGGAAACAGGCAAGATTGTAAAAAAATAACAGGAGAAATATAAATGGCAGAACAACCAGTAATGGATTCTGCAACAGAAACTCCCAGTGAATCTGTTGCACCAACGCCCAAACCTCTTAATTCACAAGGAGAGGTAGCTGACGCCCTGAAGAACTTACTTAATACGGAAGCCTCTAAGACTCAGGAAACAGCAAGTGAAGAATCAACAAAAGAGGTAAGCGGCTCGGAAACGAATATCGAAGATGCTTTTGAAGATGATGAACTAATCGATC